CCAAAATTCCGATAAGATTTAATGCTTCACTCATACACTCACCACTCCTTTCACATCAATCCGCTTCTTGTATAGCTCTGGTGTCATTGGCGTGAATGGCTTTACCCATCTTGGCTTATGCTCTGGCTGTTCGTCTGCAATCCCGTAAGTTCTGCGACCACCACCGTTATACATAATCTTTACGCCAGACAATTCTTTCAAATACTCTTGAACGGTCTTGATTGGTAGATCGACTTGCCGCGCTATGGTGTCAACTCTGGAAAACATGCCTTTTCTGCTGAGCAAGTAGTTTTTCAATTCTTCTTTTTCGTGTGTCATACGATATGACTCGGATCAACTGCTGATTGGTCAAGTGTTGGAAATGGTGCTTTCTTCAACTGTGCAAGCATTTCGCCTTGTGCTTTGATGATTTCGTCTTTCTTCATCCCTTCTACTACCAGCTTTCCTACCGCTTGCAGCAGTTCTCTTTCTAGTTGCGTCTCTGTTCTCATTTCATCCCCTTTAAACAAACATCAAAAATCCACTTAACTATAGCATGTTTTTTATTGTTTGCAATAATTATTTATTTGCGTTTCTTTGGTTATTCCATGCAACCCGCTTTGCAAGCAAATCATCTGGAAGCCTTGAAAACACCTTGCAAGGTCGATTCCAGTTTATCGTTGCTAAATCATTTTTTGCCGAACACTTTGCCAAACCAGTGCTCACCATGCTAGCGCTTCCTTGCAAATTTAGGCTTCTGCACTCTATACATTTATTCATATCGCAATCCTTCTGTATGACTTCCAATTAAAAATTACAGCCTTTCCGCCAGACTCGCGCAAACGATCCATTACGCGGCTTCCTATAAATCCATCAAGTTCTTTTGTGCCTAGATTACTAATCAATAGTGTTGGCTTCATTTGCTCATATCGACCGTTTATGATCTCAAACAGATAAAGCTTTTCCGTCTCGCTGCCAAACTGAACACCGACTTCATCAAGAATTAGCAAATCAGGGTCAACAAAAGACCTTATTGCATCGTCCTCTGTAAGCTCAGAATCACGCGCATAGGTTTCTTTGATCTTGCGTATGGCCTTAATGACGGAAACGAATACAGGCTGATATCCTTTCTTTAAAATTGAATTTGCTATACCTATAGCCAAGTGAGTTTTACCAGTTCCAACGTCACCGCAGAAAATAAGGCATGACCCTTTTTTACTAACTTCTTCAAATCGATCTGCATAATCTTGCGCAATCGCCAATGCTGCTTTTGAATTATCACAAGTTGCAACGTAGCTTTCTAGCGTTCTATCTGCAAATCGTTCGGGTATTGCCGCCCGACCTAGCCGATTTCTCCAAACACGTTCTTTGTATTCACGCTCTTCTGCTTCGCGCCTTTCTTGATCTGCTTTCTTAATTGTAATATCTTGGCACTGTGGGCACGTGCTCCAGTGCCCCCTAAATTCGTATGCAGTGTATCCTCCATGACATTTACAACTACGCTGCTCTTGCGGCATTACAAACTTAACACGGGATGGCAATACACCTTCAATGTCTTTATTTTTTTCTAAGCAACTTTGAATTGCAAGAATTCGCACTTGTGCGTTAGAAGCTTCCATCAGCATTTACCCCTTCCGTATAATCAATCGCGCTAAAGTTCGTATGCGCTGATTTCTTTTTGCCGATTGAACTGGTCATTACCCAATCAGCATTAAAGCCTCTCCAGCTTCGTTCTGCGCTAATCCTTACCGCATCATTAACCGATAATCCGGCTTTACCAGCTTCACGTATTAAAGCTTGCAATACAATTTCGGTGTTTGGCGCTTTACTTGACTTTCTGACCTGAATCCATGCAAGCGCGTTTTTTTCTTCAACACCTAATTCAAATAATGATTTTGCAAAATCAAACTTAGGCGCTTGCGCTATCTCCTTCCCTTCCTTTTCCTTTCCTTTCCTTTCCTTTCCCTTCCCTTCCCCTGAAGGCGCGTGGTCTTCGCGTGACTCACGCGTGCTTGACGCGTCAAGAACTAAGCCAGTAGCGGGGTTTGGCAATTCTGATTCAGATTCGCGGTTATTGATAACTTGATGCTTGTTAAACGATGGAATATATCCAAATTCATCGCCATTTACTTCATATTTCACAACAAATCCACGCGTCATCAACGCGTCAAGCACGCGTGAAAAGTCACACTCATCGTAAGGTATAACGTCAAGCTTTAGCGATCTTGGTCGCCATTTAAATCTGCCTTCACGGTCGCAGCATGTAAAAAGGCCAATAAAAGAAATTCGAATAGGTAATTTTGAAGATTTTTCAAGCTCAAACAATTCTTCATGCTTGAATAGCTCAGGCTTGACAGTTCTTATCCGCGCCATTATTTCACCTCGCAACGTTTATTTTTATTTTTAAGCGCAAAACATTTCTGGTTGTACTCTCGCCCTATTTTTGAGCAATTATTATTAATCTCAGTTATCCTCTTTTCTGCTTCACATCTGCGGAAATGAATGAAATTTATTTTATTTTGTATTTTTTTAAAATCCTGCTCATTATCAATAAATCTCAGTCGACCTTTTAATGATTGGCTTTCAGCAGTTAAATCCTTAATAACTGAAACCAAATGCAATCTTTCGTCTTTGAGTTCGTAAAAAATTTCCATACTCATTTCTGTTTCTCCATAAAAAAACCCGCTAAATGAAATCGGACAGGATTCCATAAAGCGGGTCGCCATGGAGGACTTTGATATATATTTGCCTGTCCGCAAAATATCAAAGCCCTCTACTGATTCAATTGTAGTCGTTTTTTAGGTCTTTGCAATAGCACGTATTGAGTCACAAAAGCCTTAGTGTATCGCGTAGGAACCTCAATACGATTATGCAGAAAAACCCATCCTTGCGACTCTAATTCCCTGATACGCTCGGATAACCGCATGATTCCCATTTCAAATGCTTGATGCTGCGTTAATCGGCTGTTGCGTTTGAAATACTTTGTTAGTTCTTCAAGTTGAGTTTTCATCTTACACCTGTATAAGTCCAAAATTTCACACAATCACGGATAGTTGATTCTCCGACTCCGTATTCTTTAGCCAAAGCACCATACCCACGGCCTACGATATAAGCAAAATACTTAGCCCGAATCTCCCGAACTTGATCGTTCGTCAGAACTTTCTTCCTTGTCATAATTTCCCCCAAACAAATCAGGTTGATCGTTGCGCACGACTTCTATTTTCCCGCGAATATGGATAGAACTTACTAACCCGCGATTCTTTGCGCACGTTGAGCCAACTGGATAACCGCCGATGAAGAACTCGGCTTTATCCAGTGGTCTATTACATATTACGCATCTAAGCTGCGTCATCTTCTGCAAATAAATCCAAGTTACGAGACTTCGCATCAGCCATATTTTTTACAGCTTGATCGTAATAACTAGGCTTCAACTCGCTACCAATGAACCTGCGCCCCATTTTGACAGCCGTATAGCCTTCTGAACCAACGCCAGTAAAAGGACTAAATACTAAGTCATCTGGTGCTGTCCACAAGTCCATAGCACGCTCAATCACGTCAAGTTGTAACGGGCATATATGCTTAACATCATCTTCTTCTCGAGCTTCTCGGAAGTTCAAAGTACGCGATTGGTCAATGTCGAACCATACAGGCGAAGCGTAACGCTGCCACATTTGCACAGGAAATTCTTCTGCCGAGTGGTTAATAGGCTTATCGTTCACGCCAGGCTTGCGGAAAATTACCAAGTAATCGGCTAAACCTTGACGCGACATTGAGCTGTCTTTTTTAATCGTTTTGTGAAGCAATCCAAGCGCTTTTGTGCGTTGCATCGCCACAACCGGATCTTTCCAGATACAAACCTCTGAATGATAGATAAACCCTGCTTTTTGATGTGCGCGAATAATATCTCCGCGAAAATCACGAATACCGATAAATCCATCGTTTGCTTTTGATGTCGTCAAGTTCATACAATGAACGGCAACTAATCGACCAGGGCGCATCATCCGATAGTTTTGTTCGATCAAGAATTGATAGTGCAATTTAAAATCTTCGCTTGACTTGTTGTTTCCCATGTCACGATCTGAGTTGGAATACGTGAATAAGGACTCAAAAGGAGGGCTATAAATCGTGAAATCCACTGAATCATCAGGGATTTCCTTTGCAAGATCAATACAATCTGCATTATGGATAGTCCAGTTCTTTGTCTCAGTTACTTGGCGCACGTATTCTGTCTTTTCTTGACCAGCACCAAAGATCTCTTTTTTCATTGACTCGCTCATATGTTTAACCATTTCTGCGCCCATTTTCGCGTTCTGTTCTTCTTTACGTTTAATATTTGCGACCACCGCACCTTCAGACTCTGCACTGATAACATGCACATTTACCTCATACATTTGCCCAAATCGGTAAAACCTGCGGATAGCTTGATAGTATTGTTCCCATGAGTCAGACAATCCCACAAATGCCGTGTTATGGCAATTTTGAAAGTTCATACCAGCGCCTAGAATTTTAGGCTTTGAAACCAAAACCCTGATTTCATTGTCTAAGAAATCATGCACTGAATTTTCTTTATGTTCGATTGAATCACTACCAGACACATCTACAGCCCCATGAATAGCCGCGACTAGCTTTTCTGCTTCTTCATTGCGATGACACCAAATCACCCACTGCTCAGTGCTTGCATTTACCACTTCAGCACACTTCGCTACTCGATCATCAATCGACTCTTTTCGTGCCGCATTACGTTCCATCAAACCCGCTGCAATATCAGCAAATAGTCCGTCAGTAGATTTAGACTCAACCACATGCTCAAACATATTCAATTGCGGCAAAATGTAAGCTGAACCGTCAAATCCAAGATCGGTAGGACTACGAATAACGCAAGCCCAAGTAGATAGCCACTCCCAAAATTTAGACTTGCCATGCCCCTTTAAAATCCATGTTCCAGTGTCTCCAGCATCGTTAATAAAAAACATCGCCAGCATTTCTGCCATATTCATGATGCCCAAGAATTCAGATTGGTTCCCCAACTCCATAAAATCATTAGGGCTAGGCGTTGCTGTACAACTCAAACGGTAAGGCACGCTTTGACATGCTGCGATTAGTGCATTGCGGGTTTTCCCATCACGATTCTTGATAATGCTTGATTCGTCCAACACAACACCGTGAAAGTCATCCAAGTTAAAACGATCCAACATTTCATAGTTTGTGATGTTAATACCTGGCCTTGCATTTTCTTGATCGCGGCAAAAGTTAATGTTAATACCAAACTTTTCACCTTCGCGCACTGTTTGTTGAGCAACGCATAAAGGCGCTACAATCAAAACATCACCATCAGTATGATCTACTACGGACTGTGCCCATGATGTTTGCATAAGCGTTTTACCAAGACCAGTATCGGCAAATATCGCAGCACGCCCGCGCTTCAAAGCCCACTTGACAATCACACGTTGAAAGTCAAATAGATTCGAGTTTAGATCGTCAAGATCAACATCAAAGCCAGCAATAATTGGTGTAATCTTCTTTTTCTCTAAAAATTCTTCGTAATTCATCATTTCTCCTTTGGTTTCTAGCCGTTGGCGCGGCTGGTTTCTAACTCTTTAATCTTGCGTCGATATGTCGCAATGATTTCCTTTAGTTCTTCAACAGTCCATTTATGCGGAATGTTGTTTGCTTCTAGTGCTTCTACCCTCTCTAATCCTATTCTTTCAATCAGTCCTATTCTGTAATCTACTGCCCTTCCTGCTCCCCATCTGTTGCACTGCTTGAGTTGGGCGTGACAGTTATCTTCATGAAACCTAAGATGCCCAGCACTGCCACGACTGCGGTAATGACCAGCATCGTAAATACCACCAAGACCGCTACCAGAACTCGAAACACGCCCACAGCAAATGCAAGGAAGGCCAGAGTCGCGTAATCGTATAAACTTGTTAAATACCTCTTGAGCATCTGCAATCCAATCTGCTAATCGTTTAAGTTTTTCTTTGCGCACCTTAGTTTCTTCGCGCTCTTTCTTTGCTACCTGCTTTTTAGTCTGTTCACGTCCAAATATCTCTGCACATTGAGGCGAACAGCATTTGTGAGTCATTGAGCGCTTGATGAACTCAGATCGGCAAACTTTGCACTTGGTCACAGAGTTTTCGCCTCATACCTACGAGAACTCTCAATTGTTCTCCATGCTTCAATCTTGGCTTGAGCAGCAACCAACTTCCAGCGCAAATTTTCCTCGATCTGGATAGCCTCTTGAAGTGCGCAAAGATGGTTTATGTAGTTCGTGTGTGCGTATGCATCACGTTCTTGTGTCGCTGCTGATTTCGCGCCAGCTTGTTCTGATTCGATCATCAGTTGAGCTTTTAGCGTCTTGCGATATTCCTCAAGATAAGCGCGGTTAGCTTTTGCAGTTGCATAATCTGATGCGTTATCTCGCAAGAAGTCGAGACAGCGAAAGATGTTGATCTCTGCCTCTTGTGTCATTTACACCCCCTACACAATAGGCAAGTGTCAGCAATAGAGCCGTTAGGAAGCTCATACTGCTTTATAGAATGTACTAAGCCGCCTTTACGCTTACGAGTACATGACCAACCTTTGCAGACCTTTGTTTTAGTGTCGGCAATAGTTGGCTTTTGATTGGCGCGGCGCATTGTTTCCACTGCTGCGGGAGAGTGATAGATCATGGCTGCACCTCGCGCCATTGAATGTCTTGGCAGTTACTAATTCCACATGCAGACAGTGCACCTTCTTTAGTGTCGGAAGCATACGCCCAATACTGGCCGCGCCAAACTTGATAGTCGATAACATCATGATGCGGCAATCTGGTTTCATACACTCCAATTTTTGAAGGCCAAGTCCCTGCTTCGTTCCATGCGTCAGATTGCGATTGCTTTGGCGTGTCATCAAGGTGCGGATAGCCCGATTCCCGTAGCAACAGATTGCCAAAGTCAGGCAACTCTCCTACTGCATCCATTACTTCATCCATTAATTTGCTTTTCATTTCAACCCCTGAAAGTATGCCGCAATTTTCTCTACAGTGTCATACGTTGGGTTCTTTGTCTCACCGTTAGCAATGCGAGAGATTGCAGCAGGTGTAAGTCCAGTAACACGCGACAGTTGCATGTTGTTGTATGCTGGGTCTTTCAGTTTGCGCTTAACATAAGCCAGTTTTGATTCGATTTGAGTCGCCATTGTGATCTCCTTTGGTTAATAATGTTTGCATGGTATGTCAAAAAAAGATACTTTGCAAGCGTCGATCGCAAACAACGCAACAAAAAATATTTATGCGAAATAATAAAAAAAGTTATTGACAACCGACTTTTCATAATCTAAAGTAGAGTCATCGAGCAAACAAACACGGAGAACAACATGAACTTATTTAACTTCGACGTAGCAGAGCGAAATCACGAAGCAACACAAGACCGAAAATGGTTTGATATGCAAGACCGTTTAGAGCGTTCACAGAAAGAGAAAGCCAAACAGGTTGAGTTCGATGTGAACAATGCAAGCGGTGAATATTACTTTTTGAATCCTGCCAACTTGTTAGAAGCAATCACTGAATCAGGCTTCACGTTTCAAGAGCAGTTAGGCGCAGCGATGCAAAAGAATGACGCTCAAGCTGTTTTAAAGCTGATTGCAGACGAGTCTAAAACTTATTGGACTCAGTGGTTGCGCGACATTTCTTAATCCTACGGCCTGTTAATCAGGCCAAACATCTAACCAGCTTGGCACTAGGTCTTAGCCGCCTAGTAGAAAACCCAAAGTAAAGCTCCAGCGCATTGGAGAAGTTGATAAAACGCTGCTTTATGCGAGCTAGGCTGGTTAGATGTTTAAAACGCTGGTGATAGTGGAAAGCGCAGGCTTAACAGCCGTCTAGCAGGGTTCGACACCGTGCCACCAGCGCCAATTTTAGGAGATCAACATGGTTATCGAAGACAGAAAGTTTTCAACAGCATTTGCAGCACTAGATTTTAAAGATCAAAAAGAAGCAGATGGTTACACCTGCATTTTTTTAAGCAATGGAGTTAATTATTTTGTTTCAGTTTTAAAGGTCTAATCATGGAAAAGAAAATCTGCACATTAGCAATGTTACGCGCTGAATTGCGCAACTATAAAACATGGAACGGTGACGTGTGGTCGTCAACGTTTCGCAATCAAAACGGCACTCTTTCTTACACTTGGTTTTGAGAGGTAATCATGGAAAAGATCGACAAGTTAGCAATTGGAAGCATCGTTTTACTGTTTGGCTTATTCGCTTTAATGTCTAAGTTAGACCATGACGATCAGCTAGCAGCAGAAGCACACGCAAAGCACGTTAAACAGTTAGCGCAACAGGAAGAAGCGCAGCGCAAGGCTGAGTGGAACAGCTTGGCAAAGCGTGGCGAGTATTACACTGGCATAGGGAGCAAGCAGCAATGACTATCAAAAAGTACCGTTTGCGCTTTCGTGCTTGTTATGACTCTTACTCTAGTTACAGAAACCCAGAACGCTTGATCCGTGCTGTTTTGTTTTGGATTAAGTGAATTTATAAACCAATGTCGGCATAGTCTCGACTGAAAGGCAGCAAAATGAACGAATTAATTACCCTTCAAACGTCAAAACTCGCATCACAGTTTGACATTCCGCAGTCAGGCGACTTGATCCAAGTCTTGAAATCAACAGCCTTTAAAGGGCAAGTTTCAGACTCGCAAATGTCAGCACTCTTGATAGTTGCGAATCAGTACGGTTTAAATCCGTGGACTAAAGAAATATATGCTTTTCCAGATCAAAATAACGGAATTGTCCCTGTAGTTGGCGTTGATGGATGGAGCCGCATTATTAACACACATTCACAGTTTGACGGAATGGATTTTGAGGATGATGCTGAATCATGCACATGCATAATTTACCGCAAAGACCGCAATCACCCGATCAAAGTAACCGAGTATTTAAGCGAGTGCAAACGCGCTGCAAAGCCTTGGCAAACGCACCCAAAGAGAATGTTACGCCATAAAGCAATGATCCAATGTGCGCGGCTTGCGTTTGGTTATGTTGGCATTTATGACCAAGACGAAGCCGAAGCAATCACAAGTGCAGCATCACGACAAGGCAAAGCAAATCCTGCTGATATTGTGCAAGCTGCGCAAGCTGAAAAGCCTGCCGCTAGTGATGAATTAATCGCAAGAATGGAATCTGCCGCTGATCGTGGATATGACGTGTTCAGCGAAGAATGGGCAAGTCTTGAGAAGCATGAGCGCCAATCATTCACAGCAGAGCAAATTCAATCATTTAAAGAGCGTACAGAGAAAGTAATAGAGGCTACAGCATGAGCAATCAAGGCTCCCAAGAATGGTTAAATGATCGACTTGGCCATGCGTCAGCATCAATATTTGCAGATATTTTGGCAGTAAATGCCAAAGGCATACCGCTTAAATCACGCGAAGATTACATGATGCAATTGGTCACAGAGCGCCTATATAACCGCGCTACAGACAGCGCATCAAGTCAGGCGATGCAATGGGGAAAAGATTCAGAACCACTTGCCAGAGCTGCTTACGAAGTCGAAACAGGATCAATTGTAACCGAGTCTGATTTTGTGAAGCATCCAAGTATTAAATTTGTCGGATGCTCACCAGATGGATTGATTGGTACAGATGGAGGATATGAAAGCAAATGTCCTTTAAACAGCAGAATCCATGTTCAGACATGGCGCGATGGTATGCCGAAAGAACACATTGCACAGGTTCAAGGCTGCATGTGGGTAACTGGTCGTAAATGGTGGGATTTTATTTCATACGATCCAAGGGCATGTGAGGCAATGAGAATTTATATAGAACGAATTGAGCGAGACGATGTTTATATAAAAAATCTCGAATCTGAGGTCATTAAATTCTTAGGCGAAGTACAAACACAAATCGGACTACTAACAAAGAAAGTTGCTTAATCATGGCATACACACCGAAAGCAGGATCATTGTCTTTATTTAAGAATGATCGCAAAGAGAAAGACAGCCACCCTGATTATAAGGGCGATGGTTTAGACCTTAACGGTAATGCGGTATGGGTCAGCGCATGGATCAAGGAAGGCAAAAGCGGAAAGTTTCTTTCATTGAGCTTGCAGCCTAAAGAGCAGCAAGTAAGGCAAAAAGAGTCTGACTATAACCCGCCAGCGTCTAAGAACTTGCCACCTGATACGCGCCAAGGCAGACAAGCGCCAATGCTTGATGATGATTTAGACAGCGTACCTTTTTGATCGAGCATCACAGGAAGCCAAGACCAAATGTCAGCCGATAAGGTTGTGAGTTTTGGCTTCCTAACTAACAGGAGAATAAATTGAAAATAGAAATAAAAAATCGTTTTAATGGCTCAGTTTTATTTTCTCATGATGCCGAAGAAAATACGCTTGCCATTACTTTGAGAATGGCGATTAAAGCCCGCGCTAACTTGTCCGGTGCTGACTTGTCCGGTGCTAACTTGTCCGGTGCTGACTTGTCCGGTGCTAACTTGTCCTGCGCTAACTTGCACGGTGCTAACTTGTCCTGCGCTAACTTGTCCGGTGCTAACTTGTCCTGCGCTAACTTGTCCTGCGCTAACTTGTCCGGTGCTGACTTGTCCGGTGCTAACTTTTCCTGCGCTAACTTGTCCTGCGCTGACTTGTCCGATGCTAACTTGTACGGTGCTAACTTGTCCTGCGCTAACTTGTCCTGCGCTAACTTGTCCGGTGCTGACTTGTCCTGCGCTAACTTGTACTGCGCTGACTTGTCCGATGCTAACTTGTCCTGCGCTAACTTGTACGGTGCTAAAAATTCAGAATTAGTCATTGCGCAGACTAGAATTTTGCAAGATGAGGGCGATGTTATTGGATGGAAAAAATGTCGTGGCGGTGTAATCGTAAAACTCTTGATTAAATCAGAAACAAAGCGCTGTCACGCTTTTGGCCGTAAGTGCCGCGCAGAACGTGCAACAGTTCTGGAAGTGTTTGGCGATGAAAAAGCCATTAGCAATCATGACGGAAAAACAGAGTACATCAAAGGCCAAGACGTAGTTTGTGACTCATGGGGAGAAGATTGGACTGTTGAATGTTCTGGCGGCATTCATTTTTTCATCACTCGCTTAGAAGCTGAGAACTACTAACTAACAGGAGAAAGAAATTGAAAATCAAACTGTTTTGCAATAGTGGCGCAAATATCCATTCAACCCGCACTCAAATAATTGACACGGTAAAAAATTGGGGGATGGCAGAGGGAGAATGGGAAAGATTATCGGAAGAAGAAAAGCATGCAAGAGCGGAAGAATGGGCAAACGATCGCCTCGAAATTGGCTTTGAAGAACTTGATTCCTAACTAATTGAGAGAGAAGAATGAGCGCAGAACACTTACTAAGAACTAGAAACGAAGAATTGACTAACCACATTAAGCAACTAGAGCAAGAGCTTGCAGAGGCTAAGAAAGATCAGGCGCGGTATCAGTATGTGATCGACTGGCTAGAGTCGAATGTGATTGCAACCGCTGCATTTACTCATGCGCGTACTAAAAGTGAATACGATCAAGCCATTGACGCAGCAATTAAGGAGCAGCAATGAATAACAGAGAAGATATGCAAAAATCGTTTGAGGCTTGGGCAAGCGATTATAGCGGCGAGTTTGATTTTTCTACAACACCACACGGCACATATATTGATCATCCAACATATTGCGCATTTATTGGCTTTCGGGCAGCCCTAGCATCACAGAAGCAGCAGACAGATCTAGTTGCATGGGGATACGCT